TTGTTGGAAATACTCCGTAGAATCTATACTTTTTCAAGACGGGAATCTTTTTGTTTCCATTAGCAGAGTTTCTGCCAAATTGTGAAACATAAGCATCTCTTTGATAAGCTGCAGGTTCAGTAAGACCAGAGTTATCATCATGCTTGTTAATTCCATTCATCCACTTTTCAAAAGCAGTTCTGATTGTAAAATCAGTATCGTTAACAACGGTAATTGTCCAGGGATCGAAAGTACGATCACCAGCAACCTTGAGAACTCTACCTCTAAATGGAACTGGAATTTCTGCAACGTTGGATGCAGGAAGTTGTGCCGCCTTACACATGAATCTAGTTAGCTCCTGAACACTTCTATTATTGGATGAAGCTCCAGTAATAGTAGAATCAGTTGTAGCAAATTGAGGGAAGTAAATCTCGCATTCAAATAAATTGGGGCGGGCGCCGCCCCCGATCAATCTAGATTTAAAATCCTCTAATGTTCTTTCTTGAAAATTTAGCGAATTAGCCATAGTTCGTTACCTGTTGAATAGGGTTATAAGATTAAAACTGCGTTTAGACGGTTCCAACGACCTCTTCAAAGCTAACTCCAGTTCGGTTAGCAACGAAGGTGAGACCGATAAAGTTGATCGACCTTGCTGGTTTGATAAAGATGTCAGCCCTAAACTGGTTTGCATCAATAATATCTGGGGTATTATTTGAATCATCACAAACAACGAGGAAGTCGGTAATACCTCTCTTTGCTTTTACATCACGAAGATATGGTTCAACCACATTGACAAAGTTAGATCTTGTCAATGCATCGTTGAATTCAAAGAGTTGTGCTCTTGCCGCTCTTTGAATAGTCTCCTCAACAGTGAGGAATAGACGACGGACGTTAATTCTATCAAATGCAGATGCATAAGAAAGACCAGTCTTATCGCCGAAAAGAATAATTCCAGAACCAGGCGAGAAAATAACAGGGTTAATTCTCTTAGGATAGAGAAGATCTCTTTGTGCCTGAGTTGGATTATATGCAAGTTTAATTGCATTATTAATAACACCTCTCTGAGCACCCGCTGGCGAGAACCATGGGAAATTATTAATTGATGTTCTTGCCATTAGACCGGCAACATCACCATTCAAAGGAGTGTATACAAATTTATTATTGAATCTATCAAACATGTACTTATAACCACTGTCAAATACAGCGTAAGAACTTGAGGTGATAGAATCGAAGAATTGAACGATGTTTGAAGTTTGTGTGTCTGGATTTGTTACGTTAACAACTCCTGCTCTATGCGGAGAGATGACTGCAACACAATCCTTTCTACCTTCAGCAATTGCAATCAATTTGTTTGCTTTTGCTTGTGATTCAAACAGAGTATCGCCACCACTTGGTCCTTGAATCAAGAAGTTTACATCATATTCTGCAGGATTCTCTAGAATGGTGTAAGCAGAAATTACGTCTCCAAGTGTTGGAGCGAATCCATTGGTTGCACCGTAGTTTGAACCATTAGCAAGAGTATAAGTCTTATTACCTTGGAATCCAAAAGACACTCCACTCGTTTCTTGACCCCATGAAATTGCGGCACCACTTGCAGGTGTAAATCCGTCAAGGCTAGTAAATTCGGGAGAAGATATAGAATCTGTTGCACCCGCAAAGAGATAACCTGAATTATTCTCAAGGTAGTTCTTATAATAGATATTTTCACTTGGAGTGATTCTTGCGTCAGTAGCCTTAGAAAGGTTAGTGAATTTCTCAAGAACACTTCCAGAAACACCACTTACAGATCCAGTATCATCAATAACGATGACATGCATTTCATCATTCTTACTATCTCTAGAATCAGCATACTGTGAAGTACCTGGTCTAGGTGCGATATTTTTCCAGAAAACAGTAGCGTTATCTAATCCAAGAGTTTGTTGATCATACCAATCAGTGGTTTGGTGGTAAGCAACGTGTGGTGCGATTCCTTCACCATTATCGTCAGTGCCTTCATCAACGTCTCTTGTATATCTAACAACTAGTGATGTAGCAGCAAATCCTGCAGGTGCTGCAGTATCCAGGATAATTTTACCTGTATCGAATCCAACAACTCTTGCGGAAAGAGTTCCGTTAAGTGTTTGTACTAAATCACCTGGGAATGTTTCAGTCTTAATCTTTATTCGAGATTGATACTCTGTGTTATTTGTAGAAAGTTCAGTTGATCCTAACGATACTGAAACATCGTTAGTAATTCTGAATTTTTCAAGAGAAGTTGCAGTTCCAACACTATTGAATACTTGCCAATAAGTTGAATATTCGTTGGGTTGTTGAGCAAAAATTCTATTGAGTCCAGATTCTGTATAATCGACAGAGCTTGAAACTCCAGACGAATTTTCAGTTCTACTCAAAATCTTTACATCAATTGATCCTTCATTGACCTGTGTAATGATGCCTTTGGTGAAACCAGTGAAAGTCTTCACGGTTCCGTCTTTTGGATCAGCAAAATTTGTTGTGAATCCACAAGTGATTCCGAAACCAACGCTTAAACCAAAAGTACCAATGGATACTCTTTGATCTGCAGCGGAATCAATAGTACAAACTTTTAATCCGTTTGACCATGTTCCAGCTTCTCTTGATGCATAATACCAATCTGTAGCATATGCATCAGATGCACTTTGATTAGCGTAATCTTCTTGTGACTTAATCTTTAGAGAAAGAACAGTACCAGCAACACCTGCGTGTGAATTTACAAGATTGCCGTCATCAGATCTGATGACTCTTAATGTTCCGCCATAAGAAAGATAGGATGATGCGCTCATCCAATATTCAAACTGACCATCGGTGTTTTGTGGTTTACCGAAAGTGTTTAAGAGTCCTTGTTCTGTTGATACCAGTACAGGTACTCCAATTGGACCTCGGGCAAAAGGACCTGCGATTGCTCCCACCTGATCGTTTACTGCATCGATTCTGCCTACAGTAAGATCAACTTCTCTAACTTTTACGCCCGGTGATACTAAGTTTAGCGACATTTCTTTCCCCTCTAAAGAAGATTCATATTACTGAAACTATTTAGAAATTTGGATGCTTCAAATGGGGAAACAATACATGAACACCCTACCAATCAGGATATTCCCAAGTTACTTGTTTGTTTTTGGTTCGCGATATTCTAACTCTTTGCACAGTACATTCTTTACATTCATATGAATATGCAGAGGGTAAAGTGCCTCGATCTTTTCTAGTTAGATAAAAATCATTCAATAAATTTTTCATCTGACCGCAAGATCTGCATTTCCTTTCATTAAGAAATAGGTGCTCTAATTCAAATGATTTTTCAAAAGTCATCAGTGGTATTCCCACATGTATGATATATCTCCATATTCATCGGTTTTCCAAAGAGTGCCATCATTGTCTACAATAGATGATTCATCATCTAAACCATCACTAATAAATCCAAAGGGAGCCATGTCAGCTTCTATCTGGTCCCTTTGGTCCTCATATATTTTTTTACGAACATCATTATCCGTCATTTCTTTGAAATAGTCTTGTTGAACTAACCATGCAAAAATTACAAGACACATAGCCAGGTCATCATTGCAACCTTCTTCTGCTTCAAAAGATCCCGACTTTTGAATAAATGTGGTCAATTCACTAATTACATCTAAATCGGATACGATTAATTTGTCATCTTCAAGTAATGCCTTTAAATTTAGTGATCCTATCTTCTTTACAGTTTTGGACATTTTGACACCCAACTGTGTTTTCTTACCAGAAAATCCTTGACCAACTACTTGACCTGCACGACCTCTCATAGAACACATAAGTATGTTCTCATATTCCAAGTCCATATGAATAATGGATGCTACTTGATCTCCAATATCATTAACTTCAACTAATATAAATGCTTGATTATATGCTTTTGCAACATTTCTAATAATGTTTGGGAATAGAATTGGCTTAATAGAATTATTTCTATACTTGGCAACTAATGTATATGGAAATGTTGTTGTGTCGCACACACAAAATGCTGAATAGTCTTTATCCACACCTCTTGCAACGTCAACTGTAACGACATATGTGTGATCTTCTATCGGTTCTTTGTAAACATCTAGTCCTGCATTTCTAGTAATAGGATCGTCATAGACCATCGACTTCAATTTCGCTGCAGAAATCAAAGTATCAATAGATCCTAAGAACTCACACTCAAACTCCACCTTGAACTGTTGTTCTGATGTATTTTTGATAGTCTGTTCTTTCCACTCCAAATCCCTACCAGGAACTTCGGACCAATGAACATCAGTAGGAATATAATCATTCTTTCTTTTTTCTGCATCATGCCATAGACGGTAGAAGT